CGTACGTTAATACGATCGAATGCACTTGGTCTTGCTAATTTAGTTTTATCACCAAATAACAATACACCTTGTCCAGGTATATTTGATATAGGATTAAGACCTGCTTTATAAAGCGAATCTCTTTCTGATTTGTTTGGTGAATAAGACAATGATGTAATACCTACATATTGACCTCTACGTGGACCAGCTGGTGAGAACCAAGGTGCAGTATTGAAGTCTGATGCAGCCATAATACCAGCAGTACTTGAAGATGCTGGAATTTGGATGTATTGATCAGTGTACTTGTCATATACTTTAAGGTAGTTATTATCTACGATAAGGTAAGATGAATTGGTAAATGTATCAGCTGTTGTGATAGCACTTGTTACCGGAGTTGTAGATGCAACGATGTCTGTTCTTGCAGGTGAAGCTGTTACAACACAATCTTTACGTGTTGTTTGTGCTATTGTTACAAGATCGTTAACAACAGTCGTTTGATCTGATCTTGATGACATGCCTGGAGCGATAAGGAAGTCGACAGTAATTGTGTCTGGATCTTCAAATTTATCGAATCCTGTAGCGTATTCAGTTGGTGTTAATGCACCTGAGTTGACACCGTTTACAAGAGATATATTAACAGCTGCCGGAGAACCGTTTGTCTGAAGGAAGCTATCGCCACTATCAGCAGTTGTACCTGCATTATCTGAGAATTTAGTTGCATCGCCGAAACCAGCCATCCAAATATATTCTGATTGATTGTTAATAACATCTTTGATGTAGTTAGTAGATCCGTCTGCATTCTGAGCGCCTAGAGCTAATGATACAAATGGGAATGTTTCTAGTACTTCGCCTTTTGTTCCGGTGAATAAACCGTCTTCATCAACAACGGCAACGTGCATTTCATCGCTTGTAGCGGTTCGAGCACTTGCGTGTGATGAAGTAGTTGGAGCAGCATCGAAAGATGATTTGTATGCCCAAGCGTCAAATATTGTTGTTGCATCACCGGAGTCTGCCGGTAAGAATGAAACTTTGAGTGAGTTGCCTAAGTTACCAGGCCATTTTGCTACAACGGTATGATCAGCCGTATTTGCTGCAGCGATTTGATCGTCCCAGTTGTCTCTATTTTTTACTAGTATGGTGACTGGAGTCACTGAATTAGTGCCTGATCCAGCGTCTGAGTCGTGTGAGTTGAAAGCAGCAGATGTAACTTCTCTTACTACTTGCATTGTGTTAGCGTACCGTAAAAAGTATGCGGCACTGTGAAAATCTATTGTGTTAGAAGAATCGGGAGATCCGAACGTTTCCGCCAGTGCACTTTCATTAGAAACCAACGTAGCCTGTTTAACAGGACCCCAGTTAAAATTTCCTACGAAAGCCCCTGTAGTGGTCTGAACGTTGGGTACTACACCGCTTCTATCGAGCTCCTTGACGACGATCGCCGGTGACTCTGATGGTGTACCTATTGCCATGGTTTGTGTCCTTCTTTGAACCTAAATGATATGTTTTTCATAATACGGATATTCAATTACTGTTATTTATAATATTAAAATTCTTGCTGATATTCGATTTGCCAAGGAGAATTGTCTTCTTTACGTTCTATATCGGCAATGGCATCACTGCCATCATCAATAAATCCAAACGATGGAATATCATTTTCTATTTCTGCTATACGTTGATCATATAACATTTGTTTTATGTCTATGTCGGTTAAATCTCTAAACATTTCTGTGGTAGCAAAGTAACCAAACATTACAAGGTTCATCATGATATCATCATGGTTGCCCTCTGATGCTTCATATGATTGACCTTTTGCTATGAATGTTGATATCTCAAGTATTGTTTCTTCATCTACTATTATTAGTTTTTCTGTTTCAAGTAAGTCTTTTACTCCAGAACATCCAAGTCTTTTTACTTTACGAGTCATTTCTGTTCCAAGAGCATTTGCTTTGATAGCACTGGATACGTGCATATTCTCATACTCAAAGTCATGATATAGTCCATTACATACAACTTGACCTACATCATTTGATTCTATTACTACATACGCATTATTGTACAAAGTTGCATACTTATAAATAATCGTAGGGAAGAGTATTGGAGAGATAGTATTACAGCGATATACAGCAACCTGTTCAAAGGGTTTAGTGCTAATGTCGATTAAGGTAAAAGTTGAGTAGTCCTGTCCTCTTCCCCTCGATACATCACAACACATAATATAATCTTTTTTCTTTTCTGGTTCTTTATAAACTAGTAAGTCACCGTTTTCTCCTATTTTACTAGGAGCTTTAGCTCTAAGTTTCATTAATGTTTCTGCATTAATAAGTGTATCACCTGTACCAAAGAATGTATTACCGAACTCCTGATCAAATTGCAATGGTGATGTATTCGCTATTGTTTGTAGTTTCCAATGCTCATCACGACCAGGTACGTCCCACCAATCAACTCTAAATGGTTTATATTGATTTACTCCTTGTTCTGCGCCTTGCCATAGATTGTAAAACATATTACCAATACCATTGGCAGTCGATGTAATAATCACTTTTGTATTCGTACCAGATGAAATAACAGGATACGTAGATGTGTAGAACTCTGATGCTTTTTCTACGAATGCAAACTCGTCAAGATATAATAACGAAACAGATAGACCACGAATAGAACTACCAGACGTAGCAGCTGCCAATATCCGAGAGTTATTGCTAAACTCAATCGATCCTTTATTCAATGCCTTTGTACCAGGTTGTAAAAAGAACGGGAGATTCTCTAGCATCAATGTAACTCGTGCTAACATCTCACGAGCTGTGGCACCTTTATTCGCTAGAATTGCAATAGTTTTTTCTGTATGAAATAGTGCATACCATAGTAGATATGCCACAGATGATATAGATTTACCAGACTGACGACAAGCCAATACGATATTAAATCTATGATCATCAAATGATTTAAACATTTTTTCTTGATATGGATATAAAGAAAATGGTACAAGGCCTTTATCAAGAGATATAACTTTACAATAGGTTCCAGCAAAATATGCCGGATCCTTCATGCATTTCTTGTATTCTTTTATGAGGTCTTTTGTCCACTCTTGATCTACACCATCCCGTTTTACGTTGGGATTACCTAGATAAGTGGTCTTATCAGTTGTTATCATCTTTATTTAATTGTGGTGTTATATCTACCACATTGCTCATTTCATCATTATCTTGTAACATTCTTTGTAGTTCTGCCGTAGATCCTACAAATAGATTGTTAGTCGTAGCTTCTATTTTCTTAATATCATCTGCAGATATATCTTTATTCTTTTTATTCAGATCCATAAGTTTGTCATTTACTTCTGATACATTCTTTATCATACCAGATAATACTTCAAATGCTCTTGGGTGTTCTGATTCTCTTGCAACTTCTATCATCAGATCAAGGCTTTCTCTGCCTTTTTCTATGAGATCATAGTATGTCTGCCTGGAATAATTATAATCGTTAGTAATATTGTCAGGTTTTTTTGTCATGCGCTATCTACCATTTGTGTGACAGTGGTCGTGAATCCGTAATCACTGTCTGCAGTAACTCCAAGTGGATTTGGAAGCACTGTGATTCTTGAGACTTGTCTATCTGAATCCGCAGTAAGTCCATTTGGAATATCCATTATATAATTATCAACATCTACTTTACGTATTATCTGAGTATTTATAACTCCGGCATAGAAGTTCGCTTCCATCTCAAAGTCGAGTTGATATACAATAGTTCGTCTTGCATCTTGTGCACCTTCATAATCATCAGAGTAACTCATACCAGATAATGTAATAGGTACATCTTCTAGTATATCCTGATAATCACTGAAAGGTTTAATGGTTAATGAATATTGGGGATTGAAATATGGAATGATTTGTTCTACGATTTGTAGAGCATCATCTTGTAGTTTTGTAAATATATTTAACTGAAAGGAAAGAGTATAAGGTACTGGTGCATAGAACTTCATTCTATCGCTATCAGTTAGTCCGACTCTACTAAAGTTTCCAGTCTTTTGTAATTGTCTTTCAGGTGCGTATGTATATGCTAATATCTCAAATGACATTCGAGGTAATTTAAGTGCAACTTTACTATCATCGTCTAAGTCGGCATGCTCTCGAATACGTTCAAGAAACTTTGATTTAGGCGCATATGATAACGGCACTTTCTTTGTATTGATGACAGCACCTGAGCTGTTCTTATGTAGAATGTATATGTTATTAAAGAGTGAACCAAACATAGCCACACTTTTTCGTATACGTTCATGGTAAAAATATTCATTCAACATTTATTGTATATCTCCAAATGGATTCGTTTCACTGAAATCTAAGAAACTCATTACACTGTTTGTAGTTTCAAACGTAGTATTTTGTTCATTCTTAGATTCTACTATTTCTTCGCTCACTGCAGTCGTAGTTGTTATATTACCAGAAGATGCGCCTATGACTTGTCTACCTACAACTGGTAAGTGGAATGCACCATCGTCTGCACCGAAGTTGACCAAATGCATAATATTATCTGAATCACTCCAATGTGCGACTTCACCTGTAAGTATGGTACCATTCGCAAATGTCTGAGTAACATTCTCACCGACAGTAAATCCGCCAGCAGAACCATCGCTATCCATTGTAAGATAAGCACGATACCCAAAATCATTCTGAATACTATCGATTGCTCCGATATTAGTATCAATATCTTCTCCAGAGTATTCGAATAACTGACAACGTAACTTGTATGTAGGAAGATTACTTAACTGATAAAATGGTTGTTCATGTTCAACATGCATGATTTCCCATAATTTATTAGCTAATTCTAAATAAATAAGATCGCCTTCTTTTGGTCTTAATACTGTGATATTATTATTTGCCGAAGATATTCTTTTCTTCCAACTTTTTCTTGCAACTACAAATGTGGCTTCATCTCGTATCTCTACACCGAACTTAGTAAAGAGATCTCCTTCACCATCAAATCCGTCTTGATTTTCTAGATACATTTCTATTTTATATGAGTTATGAAAACTACTTGCTACATCTTCTCCAAGTATTGTATTCTCATTTACAACAGTTCGTGGAAGATAATAGACATCTTGTCCATAGATCTTCAATGATTCTATGACTATGTCTTCGTAAAGATTTTGTTCTGATTTAACTGCTTGGCTGAAATGGGGACTACGTGCCATATGATTATCCTACAAACATGTCTGCAGGCATTTCAAACTCGAGTCTTATTCTTTCCCTTAATCTTTCTATGTCTTGTAATGAATCATCATATATCTGTCTACCGTTTAGCGTC